GTGAATGATTCAAGCGTTGATTGGTCCGGTCACAGGGCTGCTAGATAAGTTTATCGAAGACAAAGACCAGAAGAACAAGTTGGCTCACGAAATTGCCACGATGGCTGAAAAGCAGATGCATGAAGCCAACATGGGTCAAATAGAAATAAACAAAGCAGAGGCCCAGCATAGAAGCATATTTGTGGCAGGTTGGAGACCCTTTCTTGGCTGGGGTCTAGCGTTTGCCATGATATGGCATTTTGTTTTTGCTCCTATGATTATATTTGGTTTTGCCTATGCAGGCATGGAAGCACCAGAGCTACCTGCTTTTGATATGGATAGTTTGATGACTGTGTTGCTTGGCATGCTTGGTCTGGGTGGTCTTAGGACTGTAGAAAAGGTCAAAGGCATAACGAAGTGATTACGGTAGAACAGTTTCTACGTTGGAAGGTTCTACCAAGATTTATGATGTTGGTTAGCACGGCTATGTCGTGGCGCTGTGCTGAATGGTTTATGGCTTTGGAAGATCCAACGGCGTCGCAGTCTGCTTTCGTTAGTGTGGTTATGGGAGTAATGACTGGTGTCTTCGGAATCTGGATGGGCCACGAACACAAAGACCACAAAGAAGGATAGCCCGTGTGTTGGTATTTGTGTGCTGGACGAAGATCGTATAAGATGTATCGGATGCGGCAGAACAATCGAAGAGATTATTAGTTATGGCAAGACCAAGAGTTAATCAGTTTGCAAAAGACATGGGTCTGACCCGTAATCAGGCACAAAGACTCATTAAAGAGGGCCGTCGTCGCAAAGACGGCGGCTCTGAAATATTAGATAGTTATTCTCCAGAGCTACGTCAAAAGATGCAGCGATACGAGGATGCAGAGCGCATATTCACCGAAGACACAAGGATTGGTACAATGTCTGAAGACAAGAAGAAGAAAAAGATGAAGCTGCCTAAGTCCAAGAAAAAGATGCTGGACAAAATGCAGAGTGATGTAACTAAGAACCCCGGCACACTTTACGATGCTATGGAGCAAGCCGATCTTGAATTTGATGGTGTCGAGGAAAGATCACGCGGCGGCGGCATAGCTATTCAAGGCACAAAGTTCGTTGGAGTTAGATAATGGCTGATACACCCGGAGATCCGGGCGAACAATCGGCGGCAGACGCATCGCAAAGTGCTGCTATAGGAGCCGCCACAGACGACACTGGCATGAACTTTGGTTCGCACGATCAAGGTCATAATACGCAAGGTCTCGCGACACCATCGGATCGCGGCTTTTTCGGCGGCATCATGGATGCCATCACAGAGAACCCGGTTGCCAGCGGACTTCAAGCATTAGGTTTATTTAATCCCGCTTTTGGATTAATGGGACTGGCTGCTCGTGTAGGTAAAGCTTATGGAGATCCAAATTCAGTAGGACCTGTAGGACCCGGTCCTGAAGGAGACGGCCCAGAACCTGCACAAGTACAGCAGATTGTACCACCAGCATTTAACCCAATCGAAGACATGGTTGGTTCTGAGTATGTGGCGTATAGCGGTGTTGGAGCGGATCAGTTAAGAAAGCAACTGTTTCCGTACATGAACTTTAATCAGCCTACGCAGCCGGGTGTTACAGGGTTGATGGGACAGTATGCGGGTGTTGGTCAAGGCACAGGATTAATGACAGGGCCATTTGGCATGTCGAACACACAGGTGTAAATATATGGATGTAGTTTCTTTTGTCTCAAGGTATCAAAAAACCTTGAGAAATCGTGTAGATGATATTAGTTTATCTATAACGAGTGGTGGTGCTTCCGATTGGGAAGACTACAAAGCAAGGATAGGTGAGATACAGGGACTCACTTACGCCCTTGACGAACTTCAAACCCTGCTAAAAAAGGCTAACTATGACGAAGACTCTCTTAGTACCTGACTATATTCTTGAGCAGCAACGCGCTAAAAAACAGGCAGAAGAAGCTGCAAAATCCAAATCCATAGCAGAACGAGTACCGCAGCCCACAGGCTGGCGGCTCCTTGTCATGCCTTATATGGGTAAATCAAAAACTGACGGCGGCGTTTATATCCCTGATGCCGCTCGTGAAAAAGAAGCCCGTGCGACAACCGTAGCTTATGTCGTAAAGGTCGGTCCTCTAGCATATCAAGACCCCAACAAGTTCGGCGACGACTGTAAGCCGTGGTGCAAGGAAGGTGATTGGGTGTGTATTGGGCGCTACGCTGGATCTCGCTTCAATATCGAAGGCGGCGAGGTTCGGATTATCAATGACGATGAAGTCATTGCCACCATCATCGACCCAGATGATATTAAAACATACGGAGTTTAAGTATGCCTGATTTAGCAGAAAAAGAAGAACTTGAAGTTATTGAGACTGAGGATGAGGCCCAAGAGGTAGAGACTCAGGAAGTTGAAACTGAGTCCGATGAAACGGAACAGAAGGCTGACAACGACGATGACGAACTTGCATCGTATTCAGAATCTGTTCAGCGTCGTATTAGAACTCTCACGGGTAAATATCGTGAAGAGGAGCGACAGCGTCAAGCTGCGGTGGAGTACGCAGAGGGTGTTAAAAAGCAAAACGAAGAGTTAAAAGCTCGTTTAGACAAACAAACGGAATCCTATGTCGGTGAGTTTGGAACGAGAATCGAATCTCAAGTTATCGCTGCAAAAGAAGCATATAAAAAAGCGTATGAGGACGGTGATGCTGATGCCATGTTTGAGGCACAGCAAAACATCAGTCGGCTGGCTATGGAGCAGGCAAAGTACGATCAGATCAAAGAGCGTGGTGAACAGCAGGTACAACAGCCAGTTGAAGCATCACAAGCTGCTCCGCAACAGCAGGCACCAGCTAAACCTGATCCGAAAGCCGAAGCTTGGGCATCAAAGAATGAATGGTTTGGCGCTGATCAAACCATGACATATGCTGCTTTTGGTATTCATAGACAACTAATTGAGGATGAGGGGTTTGACCCAACGTCCGATGAGTATTATACTGAGCTAGATAGACGTGTCCGTACTGAGTTCCCGCACAAGTTTAAGGAACAAGTTCGTGATGCAGGACCCCGAGTCGCTTCTGCGGAGTCCACGGCTTCTAAGTCGTCTAAAAAGGGGCGCAGAACAGTCAAACTTACGCCTTCGCAAATTGCTATTGCGAAACGCTTGAATGTTCCGCTTGAAGAATATGCAAAGTACGTTAAGGAGTAAGACTATGGCTGATAGAACTACACGCGAATCAACATCACGCGCAAAAACTACACGGCGCAAGCCGTGGACACCACCATCAAAGTTGGCAGCACCCGAAGCTCCAGCAGGTTACCAGCATCGTTGGATCCGCACATCAATTCGTGGAGAAGATGATCGCACAAATGTAGCAGCAAAACTTCGGGAAGGTTGGGAGCCAGTACGGGCTGATGAATACCCGGATCTGGAAGATCAATTTCCAACTATCGATGAGGGTAAATACAGTGGAGTCATTGGTGTAGGCGGTTTAATGCTTGCACGGATTCCAGAAGAAACGGTTGAAGAGAGAACTGAATATTACCGGGAGCAGACCCGCAATCAAATGAAGGCCGTTGACGATAACCTGATGAGGGAACAACATCCCTCAATGCCTATCCATAACGATAGGCAAAGTCGTGTATCATTTGGGGGCAAAGAGTAGCCCTCTTAACTTGATAAGGAGTATGAAATGGCAAATATTAATGTTGCCTTCGGCCTAAAGCCGATCAATACTGCGGGTAGCACACCAGCTACTCAAGGTACTAATACATACTTCATCGGCAGCAGCGCAAGCGCGATTTTTCAGGGATCAATGGTAAAGGCAGACAACGGTGGTAGTATCGTTATCTGTTCTGCTACCGGAGATACTGAGGCTCCCGTTGGCGTTTTTGCTGGCTGTGAATATGTATCTTCCTCTACAGGCAAGAAAGTGTTTTCAAATTTTTGGCCCGGTTCAGGTGCAGACACAAACTTCGACATTATCGGTTTTGTGTATGATAATCCAATGCAGCGGTTCATCATTTGTTCAGACGCTACGCTTACTAATGAGGCGACTGCTCGTGCCGCTATTTTTGAGAATTCTCAATTCAATAGTGGTGCAAGCGGCAGCACAACCACAGGTATTTCTAGCGCACAGCTTGATGTTGCGACTCTAGATTCATCTAATGCTTCTCTTCCTCTGAAGATCGTGGGCATTATGGATGATATAGAGAACGCAGATTACACTGCCGCTGGTATTCCTATGATTGTGATGCTTAACAATCACGCACTGCTTCAGTCTGACTCTGAAGCTGCAATATCATAAGGGAGTGTAGATAATGGCTATTTCTAGAGCACAACTCGCCAAAGAATTAGAGCCGGGTCTAAACGCTCTCTTTGGTATGGAATATGGACGTTATGAAGGTCAGCATGCTGAAATCTTCGATACTGAGGCATCAGATCGTGCCTTTGAAGAAGAGGTAATGCTGTCAGGCTTTGGCGCGGCTCCAGTAAAAGGTGAAGGTTCAGGTGTATCTTTCGACGATGCACAAGAAGCATACACTGCTCGTTACAACCACGAGACAGTGGCTATGGCCTTCTCAATCACTGAAGAAGCTGTCGAAGACAATCTTTATGATCGTCTAGCATCACGCTATACTCGTGCACTTGCACGTTCTATGGCACACACAAAGCAGGTTAAAGCTGCATCAATCCTGAACAACGCATTCTCTGCTGGCGCATTTGCTGGTGGCGACGGTGTTGCTCTTTGTGATGCATCACACCCGCTGACATCTGGTGGCACATTCAACAACGAGCCATCAGTGGCTGCTGACTTAAACGAGACTTCTTTGGAAGACGCTCTGATCAGCATCGCTGGTTTCGTTGATGAGCGTGGCTTGATTATCGCTCTTCGCGGTATGAAGCTGATTGTTCCACGTCAACTGCAATTCGTTGCAGAGCGTCTGCTTGTATCAAACCTACGGGTAGGTACATCAGACAACGATGTAAACGCACTCAAGTCAATGGGCATGTTGCCTGAAGGTTATGTAGTCAACGACTACTTGACAGACACTGATGCGTTCTTCATCAAAACTGACGCACCAAACGGCTTCAAGCACTTTGAACGTGCTGCTCTTGCAACCAACATGGACCCAGACTTCGACACTGGTAACATGCGGTTCAAGGCCCGTGAGCGTTACAGCTTCGGCTTTTCAGACCCACGTTGTGTGTTCGGTTCACCGGGCGCATAATTGTAGGCACAAAAAAACAAAGGGCGGCTATTCAGTCGCCCTTTTTTTATGTATAATAATTTATCCCTGACAGTCCGGGGTTCGGACTGACACTAGCCACGACAGGAGATAAAAATGGCTCGTTCTACTTTCTCAGGCCCCGTCAAGTCTGACGCGGCTTTCATTTATCCAGTTGTTACAACTGCGAACCTTCCAGCAAATGCAGATGTTCCTGAAGGAACAGTGTATGTAATTAGCGACAACGGTTCTGGTAACGATGAGTATTGCTTGGTTATCAACACAGGTTCTGCTTGGGTTACAGCCATAGGCGCAGCACTTAGCTAATAGGAGGGGGTCAATATGGCTGCTTCTATTACAGCAAAAACGGTTTCGGCCACAGGAACATTGTTAGGCGGCAGAGCTAGACTAAAAGCTTTTTATGTAAAAACATCTGGAAGCGGCTCTCCTGCGGTTGTGTTTAAAAATGGCAGTGGTGGAGCTACTCAGTTGTCGATGGTATTTCATACATCTGATGACAATCAAATCACCATTCCTGATCACGGCATGATCTTTGATGATGAGTGTCATGTGACGCTTACGAACATTGATTCGCTCACAGGATTCTTTGGCTAATGGCTAGAAAGCCATCTAAAATGCCAAAGCGCAACAAAAAGAATTTCCGCTCCACTGAGTCTGGAGCGGGAATGACCAAGGCTGGAGTGGCGGCATACCGTCGTGCCAACCCCGGGTCTAAGCTCAAGACCGCTGTTACTGGTAAAGTAAAGAAGGGGTCAAAAGCTGCAAAGCGTCGTGCTTCATACTGTAGCCGTTCAAAAGGTCAGATGAAGATGCACAACATTAATTGTAGCAAGACGCCTAAGAAGCGCATTTGCGCGGCGCGGCGGAGATGGAAATGCTGAACATAGTTGTTACAGCCATATTTGCTTTTGTAGCTTGGATCGCGATGTCAATCGTAGATCTGAAGACAGAGACGGCTGTTATAAACCAAAAAGTTAGTGAAAACCACAAGATGTTAACAGTCTTGTGGGATGATTTCTTGGAGAAAAAGAATGGCAATCTCGCGTGGGTCACTCGCAAACCAAATATCCAAACCACCGCAGAAACGGAAGTTCGCTAGGAAGAGACCGACCAACAATCCGAATATAGCTAGGGGATGCGGGGTCGTTCAGAGTAACAAAAGAAAAGTAACAAAACGCCCAAGAAGGAAACAAAGGAATGCCTAAAGATGCATGCTATCACAAGGTTAAACGACGTTATAAAGTCTTCCCGTCGGCGTACGCAAGCGGTGCCATCGCAAAGTGCAGAAAAGTTGGAGCCGCAAACTACGGCACAGGCGGAAAAAAGAAAAAAGCCAAAGGCGGAACATATAAATACAAAACAACGACAATATATTGACAGTGGCTCTATAAGGTTAAAGCCACGATAGGGAGAGAAAAATGGTTGTGGCAGAGGTGCTGACGGGAATCGCTTTAGTCCAGCAGTCTGTTAAGTTTATAAAGG